GAAATCTGCCAGTTTTCAAATGTCATTCCAGCAGAGTTCCATTGATACTGTACGTAGTTGGGGTTTGTGGCATCACCACCTTCCATTCTTTCGATCTCAGAAGACGGAAGTGCTATAACAGACTGAACTCCGTATTTCTCATCAATGTCCAAATACAAAAAGAAGTCTCCGTACTTGCACATTGTCCTAGACCAACCAAATAAATTATATTGTACATTCAATATGTTTTCATACAAAATAGCTAGAACTGCTTTGATTTCTTCGTTAGAGCATTTAATATTCAACATTGGTCGCAAATCAGAATAAGTGGTCATCTCGTCAGCATAAATGTCAAGAGACGATGCAATTTCAGGAGTGTACTCCATCTGGTCAAAATCAACATATCTTTCCGCTCTTCGCTGGTTGGCAATTGCATTGGTGGATACTGCGTCGAGGGGGTTATACAGAGACTTCTTAAATTGTTGACCTGAAGCAGACTTAAAGCGGCTAGAAAATTTATCTAGGTGCTGACGGCGAATGCGGCGTCCAGTCTGAGACCTATAATTAATTATGGGTCCGGAAAACAATCTCGTTAATGATTTGAAGAGTTTCGATTGTTGATTTTTCGGGTTGTTGGTCGGGTTGTTTGCCATCTATTTTCTCACTTTATGATCCATTTATATTGTTTATACATTTTCTCTGCTTCACTCATTTTATCAAAAATATTATCAGTTTTGTAGCCTGTTTGTCCTTTAACTTGAGTATTCATAGTAGTTTTTGTGGTAATAATTGAATCAACAAACGCTTTCTGGTAATTTAATTCTCTCGCGCTCGATTGAATCGCAGTGTCTCTCACCCAACAAGCAATTGCGAGCGCCATGATTAGATCATCGTGGTACCCTTTCATCGCTTGTGGTTTACCATTCCTCCAAATAAAAGTTTTCATCTCGTTAATTGTTCGAGATGAGTATATCGTAATTAGTTTATTTCTAATAAACTCCTCTAATTTCGCCACTATAAGAGGTCGAGTCTTCATAGAGGTGGTAAAACCCGGCACTGCTGAATTTCTGGTCTCTGCTTGATATTGTTCGATATACTCATGGGTTGACTTAATCGAGTGGTATAAATTGGGATATTCATATTCTATCAATTTAGTTAAAACCGAGAAGCCAATATTGTTGTTTTCCACCACCAACATAGCATTTCCAAACTCTCTGCCTACTTGATTCAACATCCCAGCATACATATCCAATGAAGGCTTTCCTTGATATTCGCCGACAATCTCCAGGGTTTCTAATTTTACAATATGAAATGTAGAATAATCTGCTCCGTCACCGCGGGCGACATCTGCAACCATTAGGTAGTTGCATGCAGGATCAAACTCTTCCCATATCCAAAAGTTTCTATCAAAGCCTGTTCTATGTTTTGGTTCTGTTACGTTATCTAAAAGCCACTTCATACACTCAGGATCAATTACAGTTTCGCCAGATGTGTTGAAATTGCATTCAAGCTCTTGAGCAATTTGTCGCTTGGACATATTTTTAGTTTCTTTCTTGTACCACGTCTCATCTCTATCAGGATGCACATCCCACGGCAATGTAGTTAGCTTGAAATTATTAGCCTCTGCTTCAGCGTCGGCGCAAGTTTTATGAAACCAATTACCAACACCATTAGGAGTGGACAATGCAATACAACGACCACCTGTGGACAGTGTAGGATACAAACCAGTCCACAATTCCTCTAGTCCTTCAATGTGCGCAGCCTCGTCGAGAACCAAGAGAGACAGCGCCTCTGAACGACCTGCGTCTCCGGAGGTTGATGTAGCTTTGATAGTGGAGCCGTTGGATAACTCAAAAGAAGTTCGATTGTCAACGGAGATTGAAGCAATTCGAATCCATTCTGGTAAGTTCTTCATGATGCTTTTGACTTTCTTGACAAGGTTGCCGGCGGTCGCAAACTTGGTTGCCATAACCAGGATAGCCTTATCGCGGTGAAACAGCATCATCCACGCAATATAGCCGGCAGTGATCGTTGATATACCAAGCTGGCGCGCCTTTAAGATAACATTGAATCGATAGTCATTGAAATCTTGCAAAAGATTATCTTGAAAATCATAAGTATCGAAAAGTATCAGCCCATGCATCGGGTGAGATATGCGAGCATAATTTTTAAGAAAATAAGATGGGTCTTTCCCGCACTTAAGTATTTCTGCTATTTGCTGCTTTTTGTCTAACTTGAAGCTCATACATCTTTCTTGGCCACAGTCTCTTCATTGTCGATGC